CCAACGGGCGGCTCCTGCGCTACGACTACACGGTAAATGGCGTCGTCCGTCCTCTCAAGCCCTCGGAGGTGCTGCACTTCCGCAACGGCATCGACGAGACAAACCCGCTTCTGGGCATCTCTCCCCTAGCGGCTCAGTACCGCGAGATTGTGACGGACAACAGCTACTCTGACGCATCGGCAAGCATCGGCAAAAACGGCGGCATGAACGCTGGCGTGTTCTCTCCGCGTATCACCGCTGACGGCATGATGCAGATGACGAGCGATCAGGCGCGGGAGCTCTCCGACAAGTACAATGAGAAGCGCCGCCAAGACCCAGGCCGCACCAACTTCCTGCCCGGCTCGGTGGACTATCACAAAATCGGGCTATCCCCGCAGGAGATGGCGCTTAACGATGTCCGCGCCATGCCAGAGACGCGCATCCCTGCTGCGCTAGGCATTCCGGCTATCCTGCTCCAGCTCTACACCGGCATCCAGAAAAGCACCTACAACAACCTGGCGGAAGCAATTCAGCAGGGTTGGCGCGGTGGCATTATCCCCATGATGCGCGTGTTCGAGTCTCAGATAAACCTCAAGCTCATGCCGCTCTATGGCAATGGCAAGCGCGATGTGTTCGCCTGGGATACCTCGGTGGTTCCCGAGCTTCAGGACGATACCCTGGCGCTCCGCGAGGCAGATAGAGCCGACGTAGCAGCAGGCATCCTCACCGCAGATGAGGCACGGGAGCGGCAAGGGCTAGGGCCAAAGCCCATTGAGGCCATGCCAGCGCCAACAGCACTACCCGCTGTACCTGCCGCTAAGAGCCTGACGGCGTTTCGCAAAGTGGCGGGGCAGACTCCTGGCAATATCTACGATGTGGCAGACGCCTTCCGTCGTGCCTTGGCGCGTGACGAGGCCGCAACCATTGACGCGCTGGCTACCGAGTGGGCACGGGCGCAGAGAAACCTAGACAAGCGCATCAAGGAGCTGCTGGACTACATCGGCAAGAACCAAGAGACAGCCGGCTGGCGAGACGAAGCGCTGAAGCGTCTGCTCACTCTCCAAGATCAAATCTCAGATGAGCTTTCTGGGCTTGCGGATCGAGGCGCGGCGATTGTCGAGGACGGGCAACGATCCGCGATACTCTCCACCACGCAGTACGCCGAGCCTTTAGCGCGAGCCGCCGCAGGAGCCGTGCCCGCTGGAAAGACGTTCCCCTGGGCTACTCTCTCCTCTGATGCGTTTGAAGCGCTTGTGGGACTGTCGTCCGATGGCTCACCACTCTCTACGCTTCTGGACTCGTTTGCTGGCGATACCGGCTTGCTGATTCGCAACGCGCTCCTCGACGGCATTGTCAAGGGCGAGAACCCGCGCACCGTAGCACAGCGCCTCTCTGTTACCACAAGCGTCTCACGCGCCCGTCTGGAAGCCATAGCGCGAACGGAGATGCTCAGAGCCTCACGCGAGGCAAGCCGCCGAACCTACGCCGCCAATGGTGACGTACTGAGCGGATACCGCAGACTCTCTGCTGCTGACTCGCGCACCTGCGTCTCCTGCTGGGCGCTACACGGCACGCTCTCTACCACCGCTGAGATCATGCCTAGCCACACCAACTGTCGCTGCACGATGGTTCCTGAGATTCGTTCCTGGGCTGAGATTACCGGCGACATGAGCATCCCTGACGAGCGGGAGACGATGGCAAGCGGCTCCGAGCTTTTTTCTATGCTCCCTGAATCCGATCAGGCTGAGATTCTAGGCCCATCGCGCTTTGAACTGTACCGCGCTGGCGCTTCCCTGGAGTCATTCAACGCAACGGAGAACGATCCGCAGTGGGGGCCGACAACGAGAGTCAAGCCGCTCGCCGAGGTAACACAATGAAACCCAATCAATTCGACGCTACCCAACCTATCCGCAAGCGCTTTTCCATTAAAGCGGCAGATGCGGCTCTGGAGGCCAACACGCTCAAGGGCGCGGCGGCTGGCATCGGCAACATCGACAGCCACGGTGACGTGATATTCCCGGGTGCGTTCTCTGCTGACGTGCTCACCGAGTTTCTGCGCTCGGGATTTGTGGCGCTTGCTCATGAGTGGGACGACTTGCCTATCGGCTACCCCACAATAGCCGAGGAGCGGGGACGGATGCTCTACACAGAGGCAACGTTTCATAGCACGTCGGAAGCGCAGGACGTTCGCGCTGTGGCGTCCGAGCGTATCGCGGCAGGCAAGAGCGTGGGGCTATCGGTGGGCTTTTTCTGCCAGATGGGTGATTGCATTGACTTTCCCAATGGTATGGAGCTTCTCACCTATGCACGTGGCCTGGGCATCAACATGGACTTGCTGGATGTGGCGGCGATTGCGGCCTATGACGACTACATCCGCGCAATCATCAAAGTCAGTCGGCTTGTTGAGTACAGCATCGTGACGATCCCCGCCAACCCTGAAGCCGAGGCCATGAGCGCCAAAGCACAGGCGGCGCAAAAACCAATTTCGACAGTGCGTGAGCTAGAGAATCTCCTGCGGGATGCAGGGCAGTCTCGGAGCATCGCCGCGCAGTCAATTACCAACCTCAAAGCACACCTGCGGGACGCGGAAACAGATGAGGTTTCACCGGGAGAGGCCACTCCTCCCCCAAGTCCGGGCGCGGATAACGCCATGCAAATAAACCTACGCGCTCGCGCTCTTGCAGCTCGTTCGCGCGCATTGAGGAACTAATGAACCTGAAAGAGAAACTGGATGCTCTCCAGAAAAAGAGCCAATCGTTCGAGGGGATGATTGAGGCCGGCACTCTTCTGTCTGCCGAACAGATGGCGGAGTTTGATACCGTCGTGAGTGAGATTGAGTCTGTCAATAAGCAGCTCGAGGTTGCTGAGCGAAGCGCCAAGGCTCGCGCCTCTGCCAACGCTCCTGCCAACGCGCTGCCCCTGCCTACCGCCACCAGCCCACAGGCCGAGCGCAAGACGCTCATCCTGCGAAGCGCTGCGGGTGCCAAGGTCGATCAGTGGGAAGGTGCTACTCGCGAGGAGAAGGCCACCAACGCGTACGGCTTTGGGATGTGGTGTCTCTCACTCATGGGTGAGGATAAGATCGGCGCTCTGGCCACCAAGGCGACTGACTACTGCAAGAGCATCGGTGTACTCAAAGCGCATTTCGAGCGAGACAACGAGTCGGGCGGGTTCTTTGTCCCCGATCAGTTTGTCAATACCATCATCGACCTTCGCAACCAGTACGGACAGTTCCGCCAGTTCGCCCAAGTGCTTCCTATGTCCTCCGACGTGGCAACTATCTCCCGTCGCTCTACCGGCCTCTCTGCCCTCTGGGTTGGCGAGTCTGCCAGCATCAGCGAGAGCACAATGGCATGGGATCAGGTTCGCCTAGTTGCCAAGAAGCTTGCGTCCTACGCGGTTCTCTCCTCTGAGCTGTCTGAGGACTCGGTGATTGATCTTGCCAACTACCTCGCGCAAGAGATGGCCTACCAGATGGCCTACCAGGAGGATTTGGCAGGATTTACCGGAGACGGCACCAGCACATTCGGCGGCATCATCGGAGCCACTGCCAAGCTCAAGGGACTCTCTGCCACCATCGCCAACATTGCCGGGCTACGAGTCGGCACGGGCAACGCTTACAGTGAGCTTACCCTCGCCGACTTCCGCTCAGTGATTGGTCGATGCCCCAGCTACGCACGTCGCAACGCTGCCTGGTTTGTCCATCCCGTCCTCTACTTTGAGACGATGGTAGGCCTTGCTGAGTCGGCTGGTGGAACCACCACCACCGAGCTCATCAACGGCACTCGCCGCGATATGTTCATGGGCTATCCGGTAAACCTTATCGAGGTTATGCCAAGCGTGGAGGCAAACAGCCAAGTCTGCGCCCTCTTTGGTGATCTGCGCTCTGCGGCCATCCTAGGCAACCGTCGCGGCATCACGGTATCGCGCTCGGAGCACGTGCGCTTCGTGAACGACGATCTCGTCCTCAAGGCCACGGCTCGTCTTGACATCAACGTCCACAGCACTGGCAACGCCTCTGCAACCGCCAGCCTGCGTGTACCCGGCCCGCTTGTCGGACTCATCACCGCCGCCGCGTAATGACTACGTTTAAGGGGCGGGATGGCCTGCCCCTTGGAGAATCTAAATGGGAATCCCTCTTCAAAATATCTATGTCCAGAACGTAACGCCCCCAGCGGCGATTGTGGACAATGCCGCGTTTACCACGGCTGAGATTGATACCGTCGTGAGCGGCATCAAGTACAACTACCTCACCGTCCTAGTGAGCTTTGGCGCAATGGACATCGCGGTGTCTGCTATGGCGCTTCAGTCCAGCGACACTAGTGGCTCCGGCTTTGCCAACGTCACAGGGTATGTCGGTGGCACTGACTTCACGCTCCCCAGCGCAACGTCGGATAACACCGTCTATGCGTTCCAGGTGGACTTGCGTGGTAAAAAGCGCTACTTCGATCTCTCCCTGACGGGCGGCGATGGAACTTCTGGTACGTTCTGCTCCGTGCTTGCGATCCTGAGCCAGGCCGCTGAAACCCCGATCACTGCTGCCACTAAGGGCTTTGCCGTGGAGATTATCGGTTAATGACTCTAGCTGAGGCGCGCGCGGCCCTCAAGCGCACGGTGCAGGCAAGTGTCGAGCCAATCCTAACAGACGTTGAGATTGACGAGATACTAGCCGATCACCTGCGCTTCTCCGACTACGTGGCGGCTACCGCCTACATAGTCGGTAGCCGTGTTCGCCTCAGCAATGGGCGAATTTATCGGTGCATTGTGGCAGGAACAAGCGCCGACAGTGGCCTTGGCCCCGAGTGGCCTGATGCTCCCTATGCCCACACTGGGCAAACCTTTGATGACGGCACAGGTGACTTGCGCTGGCAAGACGATGGCGCAGACTCTATCGGCGCTTACGACTTAGGCGGCGCAACCCACGATGCGTGGATGCTCAAAGCGGCGAAAGTTTCGGCAAACGTGGACTTCTCCGCAGACGGGCAGAGCATCAAGGCATCACAAGAGGCGGCAGAGTACCGCAAACGCGCCAATCTCACCACCGGGGCATGGGTGTTCTAGATGACTCTCCAGGCTCGCCAGTCGATGCACGTTAAGTATTTTCTCAAGCAGAAGTGCTCTGTCACTCGTGCGTCCATTGGCTCTAAATCTGCCTACGGAGGACGAGAGAATCGCCTCAAGAGCGTTGCTGAAAATATCCCCTGCCGGGTTTCTGCTCCGGGGCGCTCACAGATAACAGAGAGCGGGACACGCTCTATCAGCCTCGGGGATTGGGATGTACTCCTGCCTATCGGCACGGACATCGCGCTAGAGGATGAGGTGCATATCGGTAGCGACACCTACGAGGTAATCGGGAGCGATGCCGGTAGAGCCGAAGCGCTTTGCCTGACAGTGTATTGCCGCAGAAAGAGCAGCAAATGAAACCAGAAACACCCGTTTATGATGATCTGCTTATCGGTGGCCTGGCGCAAATGCAGTGGACATGGCCGCTAGAAATGTTCAACACGGGACTTGACGACTTGCTGAACTGGGTATTTCCAGTGACTCCTGGGTGGGTTCAGCCTGCCTATGATCGCATCATGGGATGGGTAGACAAGATCAAGAGCTGGTTTAGCGCCAATGTCGCAATGGGCTACGAGTACCAAGACGAGGACGAGTTTATCGCCGACTTTGAGGATGCAATTGCCTACGCAGAGCGAGAGACGGGCGACACCCGCGCAGAGATAATCGCCCTCATCGATGCTGGGCCGTCTCCTCTCGTTGCTGGGGAGCCGGGCTAGTTCGATGGCGCTGATTAACATGATAACTGCACTGCCAGTAGGAGGGCATGGGATTTTGGCATTATCAATACCGGTGGAGTGGGCCGCAATTATTATTCCCGCGCTACTGCTGCTGCTTTCGGGCGGTATCGCTCACCTAAAAGTCGTTTGGGACATTCGCGGGGAGCTGCGGCACGTTGGCGAGAAAGTCACTGAAACCCTGGGTGACATCGATCACATTAGGCGCGATGTCGAGGATTTGAAAATTAGCCATGCCACTAACTCGGCTCATCATGAAGAGCGCATCACTGCGCTGGAGAAAGTAGCGAGATGAAAAACAATGTGAACATTACCACGGGAGGACTGCTGATTCTGGTAGTGGTGGGCATTGCGGCTCTGACGACGCTTACGGCGCTAGGCAAGCCCGTTCCCGAGGTTCTGTCCGTTGTCATCGCTGGCGCTCTAACGGGGCTACTGGGGCTATCCGTGCCGGGTGGCTCTAAAGCGCCTCCTGCAGCACTGCCAGGGCAAGCCGACGAGACTGGCCCCGCTGACGATGTCGAGCCAAGCATTGTCGAAGCGGCCATCAATGCCGCTCTGCCTCCTGCCGTTGGCGCAGTGGCTCCTGAGCTTGCAGGCAACATTGCCAAAGAAATTGGGCGCGTTTTGCGGCGGGGTATCAAGCTGTGAGCAGTATAAACCAGCTCCCGGCCACCGGGATCGTCATCAACGCAAAAGCGGGAGATAGCCTAACCGTACCATTCGACTTCAGCATTGACATGACAGGCTACACCATCTCATTTTCGTGTTCCGGCGTTACTACCTCGACAAGCAATACCCTCTCAACTGGAGTCATCAACGTCACGTTCACAACGACGGGGCTTAGTGGCTCGTACCCGTGGACGCTGAAGTGGACAACGGGTGCGGGGCTTGTTCGCACGGCGCTTGCCGGGGAATTAGTGGTGTCCTAATGTCTGAAATTACCGTCGCCATCACTCCCCCAGCAACCATTTCTGCGACTGTTGGCGCGGCTGGTGATCCTATCGCGGTCAGCGTTGTTGAAGCGGCTCCCATCACCGTTACCGTCTCCAATATGCCCGGCGCGACGGGGGCAACTGGAGCAACTGGCCCCGCCGGGCCTACTGGTGCCACTGGCCCGGCAGGAGCCAAAGGCGACACAGGTGATACTGGCCCTGCAGGGCCTACGGGAGCTACTGGTGCCACTGGCCCTGCTGGAGCCAAAGGCGACACAGGTGATACTGGCCCGGCAGGGCCTACGGGAGCGACAGGTGCAACTGGCCCGGCTGGTGCAACTGGTGCTACAGGTGCTACAGGTGCAACAGGCCCGGCAGGAAGC